AACACCTAATATTTTTTTACCGCTAGCACCATCATTTCTTAAAACATTCCAATCGTTATCATAATAATAGATTAGATCACCACTAGCCGGGCTAGTAAAATTTGGAGAAACTCCTATCTTATCATCTAACTGATTTTGAATATTACTACTAATACCTAAAAGAGTTTGAAAAGCCGCTAGCGAAACACCTCCCTCTATACTTTCTAAAGTTATAGTTCCTGGTTTAGCAGAAATAGAAACTATAGCACTAAGACCGGTTTTAGTAAAAGCTACATCATAATTACTGTTTCCTGTTATCCCGGCGTTAACAAAACTAGTACCTTCGTATATTAAAATTTGATTATCTTCTGGATTAGCTACAGTAACATCACTTAGACCATCCAAAGCTAGTGGAAAAATAGTTCTCCAGCTAGAGCCTAGACCAGTGTGACTGCTTTTAACTTCTAAAAGACCTTCTCTGTCTCTTAAACCAATAGATGTATCCCTAGTGCTACCTCCAAATAACAAATAAAAAGGATCAGGAATTAATCTAAAACTAGCTCCGGAAGCACTGCCATCATAAACTTCGTAATCAGTAGTTTTGTCTAGGAGATCAATATTGCGAATAGAAAGACTTTTAAAAAGCGGTCCTGTAATTGTTCCGCCGGTGCCAGTAGAAAAACTAATACCTAAATCTATCTGAGCAGAAGTATCTGGATTAATCAAAATAATATTGTCACCATTAGTGTAACCATTTCCTCCGGTTACTAAACTTAAACCAAAACTAGAGGGCAATAAACTTATATTATCTCCATACATTAGATTTCTAAAACTAGGACCACTAACAGGCAAAATATCTCGATTATAGGTTAGACCTAAATAATCCCTGGCACTAAGACTAGTAGTTCCACTGGTACCACCATACTCAATCGGTAATACTCCACAGACGCCAGCGTTAAAATTTACTTCTAAACTAAGAGTACAAACTCCGATAATAGTACTTAAACCAGTATCAGTAATTGTGATAGCGTTGCCGGCTGTAACATTATTATTAGTTAAAAGAGAAAGATCATCATTAAACAATGAAAGATCTATATTTTGTAGAGTAGTTTTTTTAGCTCCTTCACCGGTTCGATAATAGACAAGATGATCAGTATTATTGATAGTGTTTTCAGTAGTTATTGATGAAGGATCAAATTCTAAAGAAATAGTATTATCATTGATATTAAATCTTTTAATTCCAGCCAGCCCTTGAACACTATTGATATAATCATTAGTTAGGGCTACTACAGAAGTGCCTAAACTATTAATGGCTATTAATTTATTTTTGTTATTAATTAAACCGTTGGGTATATCGACATCTATTAAATCAACAAATCTAAAACTAGTTCCTGACAAACCAGGGAAAGCTTTATTTATCCAAGAGGTACCATTCCAAGCCAGTATTTGATCAGCGGCTAAATTATTTGTATCTATACTGACTCCATCTATATTATTTAAATCAGCATCTAAACTGATAGTACCTTCTTGAGTAATAATGGTAGGGCTATTTTTTATTCCCTCTCCAGCTTCTAATCTTGTTACTGTTCCGGCTGTGGCTAAATTAGCACTGATACTAGCATTAATCAAATCTTGAATTTGATCTCTAATGTCATTAAAAACTTTATTACTATTTGACATTTTTAATCTAAAATTAAAATTCTTAATCTATAATTACATCTATTCTAGTTATAAAATTATCACTACTGCTATTGGTGTATTGTACGGTTAATAAACCGCCTTGATTATTGGAAAACTTAATTTTTGTAGGTATACCTTTACTATCAGAAGCCTCAATACTAGTAGTAACATTACTGCCATCTTTGCTAATAACTCTAAAGGTTAAACTTTCGGGAATAGTAGTAGTGACTTCAAAAGTACCACTAATATTGCCATCTACTTTAGGATAATAAGTAACTAAATCTACAAAGTTTACAGTAGATACTTCTAAAGCCATTTGTTGTTCTTCAGTAGCTAAAAAAAGTGTCTCGCTAGTTTTAGTCGGTTTATAAACTTCTACGTACAGAGGTATGATTAAAACTAAAATAAGAAAACAAATAACATAAGGAAGATATTTTTTTGCTCCTTGGGTTTTGTCATAAGCATATTTAATAGCGGCTCTCTTTCTTGTGTCCATTTTTTAGTTTTAAATTTAATTCTAAATTGATTTAAAAAATATAAAAAAATTAGAAAATGTCAGATTATAATTTTATCGAAGTCTGTGCTGGCGCAGGCGGGCTGAGTAAAGGCTTTATAGATAAAAATTTTAAGCCCTTACTCTTAAATGATAATGATAAACATTGTGTAGCTACTTTAAAATTAAATCATAATGATGTAGATATTTTTCATGGTAGCATGACAGCTATAGATTTAGAAAAATATAAAGATAAAAATATCGATTTATTAATGGGTGGAGTGCCCTGTCAATCTTTCTCACAGGCTGGCAAAAGAGAAGGCATTAGAGATGACAGAGGTAGATTAATATTACATTTTATCCATATGATAGATATCTTAAATCCAAAAGTTTTTTTAATCGAAAATGTTAAAGGATTATTAACTCATAACAAAGGAGAGACTTTAGACTATATTATAGAAAAAATAAATAGTCTCAATAAGTATAAGATATCTTATAGAGTACTTAATAGTAACGATTATAATGTTCCGCAAAATCGAGAACGATTGATAATTGTTGGGGTAATCAATACTATTAAAAAGGCTTTTAATTTTCCTAAAAAACATACTTATAAACCAGTCTTAAAAGATGTCTTAAAAAACTGCCCTAGTAGTCTTGGAGCTACTTATCCAGAAAAAAAGAAAGAACTTTTTAGACTAATACCTCAAGGTGGCTGTTGGGTAAACTTGCCAGAAAATCTACAAAGAGAATATTTAGGGAATAGTTATTTTTCGGGTGGCGGTAAAAGAGGAATATTAAAAAGATTAGATATGGAAAAACCATCTTTAACCCTCTTAACAACTCCTTCGCAAAAACAAACTGAGAGATGTCACCCTCTAGAAACTAGACCATTACAAATTTTAGAGTACTCTAGGATTCAAACTTTTCCTGATGATTATAAATTTAGTGGTTCATTAAATCAAATTTATAAGCAAATTGGTAATGCTGTACCGGTTAATCTTGGCAAAGCATTAGCCGAGGAAATAGTAAAAGTTTTAAGTATTTAAATCTTGTCTTTATAAATTATAGAAGTTGTAAAATCTATAATTTCCTGACTATAGTCTTTACCATTATAGGTAAAGATTAAACTAAATAATTTTCTTCCCTGAATCTTTTCTATTTCTAAACCTTTATAAAAAATTTTTTCATCTAATATTTTAGCTTTATTTTTAGGATTAACAATACCTAGTATACATCTAGTTTCTGGATTTTCTTTTTTATATTTAGAAAGCTTTTCTAAGACCATTTTTAAGCTATCACTATTACAGGTATTATATTTATTTTTAAGCTCCATAACAATACTATTATCTATTTTTTTACAGTCCAGTCCACTGCTATGACCAACTTTTAAGTTTTGCCAACCAATAAAATTACCTAAAATTATCTGGGCTATTTCACCCTCTTTCATTTGCTTTTGTCTAATGCTATGAGCGATGGTTAATTTTTCAATATTTTCTTTACTATTATCTCCTAGGATTGTAGGTTCATAAACAAACTTTTTAGATTTTCTGTTAATTGTTTTTTCTATTAGTATTTTAATACGTTTTTTATATCGATCTAAGAAATAAGCATCAGGACAATTTATGGTATTTATTTCCTTAAATACTTTTTCCATATTTTTTAAAATTGAATATTGCTTTTCCTTATTCAATTTTAAAACATTTTTAAATTGATTTTAATATCGAAAGTATTCTAAAAAATCTATGATTCCATTGGAACTCCATGCTTACGATATTACTATCGATGATTGTGCTGTCGATCATAATGGCGACGAGCATACAGAAATACAGATTTGGGGCTTCAACAAACTCTCAGAACCTATTTTAGCTCGTGTTAAAGATTTTCCAGTTTTTTGTAAAGCTGAACTACCACCTATCTTTTCTAGAGCTGGTCATATTATTAGATGGAACAGTGATAATGCTCAAGAAATTATACACTTGATTCGTAAAAAATTATCTAGTAAAGAGATAGAAGAACCTGTCAGTATTAAATTTATTAAAAGCTATAAATTGTATTATTATACTGGTGGTAAAAAATATCCTTTTCTTTTCTTTACTTTTAACACTATTAAGCATATGAGAGAAGTAGCTAATAAGGCTAGATTTTTATACAGTAGTGACTATGGAAAAATAGAACTTAAATTTTATGAGACCAAAATCGATATTTATAATAAGATGTTTTCTCATCGAAAAGTTAGTAGTACTGAGCGTTTTATTTGTCAAGCTAGAGAGCTCTCTATAGACGATGAAGATAGAATTTCTAAAGCAGGTCCTCCAGACCGTCCTTTCAAAGAATATATTATTGATTGGAAAACTATTGACCCGCTTCCAAAAGACTCTCCTTTATGGTTTACCTATCCTATTGTGATGAGTTTTGACATTGAGACCTATAGTCACAATCACAGAGCCTTTCCTCAAAAGCATTATTTTGAAGATATCATTTTTTCGATTTCTATTACTTTACAAACTTTTATGAAACCAGAAACTAAGCGTGATATCATGATTATTATTGGTCCCACTAAAAAAGTAGAAGGGGTAGAAACCCACTATGTTAAAGATGAGATAGAAGTTTTAGAAAAGTTTTTTGAACTAGTAGAAATATTAGATCCAGATGTTTTTATTGGCTATAACATATTTGGTTTCGATTATGACTATATGAATGCTCGTTTAGAAGATGTCGGGATGTGCTGGAAAAATATTGGTCGGCTACAAAATGTTGATTGTAGTATTAATGAACTAAGTTGGAACAGCAGTGCTTATGGTTTTCAAAAACTGCGAGTTTTTAATTGCCCTGGTCGCATTTCTGTTGATATGCTGCCTTATATTAAACGAGATCATAAGCTACCGATGTACAATCTTAGCGCTGTTGGTAAGCACTTTTTAGGAGAAGAAAAGTTTGATTTGAAACCCTGGGAAATGTTTGCTGTCCACAAAGAGATGATGGACTGCTTAGAAATCCTAGAAGAATTGACCGGAGAAAATGACTACTTAGAAGGTGTTAAAAAGCTTAAAAGTAATATTAAAAATTATCCCCTGGGTAAGGTTAGTAGAATTGTTAAAGCTATTGAAAAAAATACCCTAATCGTCAAATATAATGTTCAAGATACTTATCTAGTAACTAGGTTGTTTGAAAAACTAAATGTCTGGATTTCCTTGATAGAACTGGCTAGTATTTTTAGAGTCACTCCGATGGATTTATTTACTAGAGGTCAACAAAAGCGTTGTATTGCTCAGTTGTATCATGCTGCTAGTCATAAAAATATTGTTTTGACTACCAGAAACAGAGAATTTATTTTCTTAAGTGGTGGTTATGTTTCTCAGCCTAAAGTGGGCTTTTGGCCATTAGCTATTTGCTTTGATTTTAACTCTCTGTATCCTTCAATTATGATTGCTTATAATATTTGCTTTACAACTCTACTACCAACTTTAAAAGATGTAGATAAAGATAAATATCATCATTTTCATATTAATCAAGAGGAACCAAAAAGTCCTAAACCTCCTAAAGATGATAATTTTGACTATGGAGAATATGATGAAGATTATGATACAGAAAAAGACAAAATTGTTGGTGAAAAGGTACATCGCGAATACGATTTTGGCTTTATTAAACAAGATGTTCAGAAAGGTTTACTACCTGAAATCTTAGCTGATCTACTAGCCAGTCGTAAAAATGTTAAGAAAAAGATGAAAGGTATCAACAAAAGAGTTGATACAGTAGATGTTGGTATTTTAGAACCCTATCGTAAAAATAAAGATATAAAGGTAAAGGATATAGTTTGTAAAAAAGCTAAAGCTATTTTTAAAGAATATTTTCCGGATTCTAAAGATGAAGATAGTTTAAGAGATTATGATGAAAAATTAAATAAAGAATTTTTTTCAATGAAGGTTAATAGTGGTATTCTTGACAGCCGGCAGCTCGGCTTAAAAATATCCGCTAATTCTCTTTATGGTTTTACAGGTGCTCAAGTAGTCGGTGAGTTTTCCTTACCAGAAGCGACTATGTGTGTAACTTCTCGAGGTCGCGAACTAATTATTAACAGTGGTTTGTATTTTGAGAAACATTACGGGGCAACGGTAGTGTATGGGGACACGGACTCCACTATGGTCTATGTTCCCTCTCTAACAGACTACACAAAAATTTATGAAGTAGCTGATATGATGGAAAAAGATATCAATGGGCACGGAGATATTAAGGACGAAGAAGGTAATATTATTAAACCTGCTAAGAAGGGTATTTTTCCTCCGCCTCTAAATCTAGAGTTTGAAAAAGCTATGAGAGCTTTATTTATGAAGAAAAAGCACTATGCCTATATGGAGTATGCCAGTGATGGAACTATCATTAAAGAAAAAAATAGTGATAGAGAAAATCTAAATGTTAAAGGTATTATCTTAGCCCGTCGTGACAATTGCCAGTGGATTAGAAAAACCTATGAAAATGTTATTAGAACCATTTTTAGAGGTGAAGATATTAGTGTAGCTTTTAGTATTATTATTGATGCTATCATTGATGTTATAGAACTAAAATTTGATATTACACATGAGTTATCAATCATTAAATCTATGGGTTCTAATTATAAGAGTAGAACTTATCCCTTGGCTATTTTCAGTGAACTAACTAAAGAGGTTGGAAGGCCAGTTAATCCTGGTGAACGCTTTCCG